GCAGCCCCTGAATCCGTTCCTGCATATCGCCGCCCACAGTCGCGTTGTGCTTCTGCCCCACCACCAGGTTCAGATCGCGGCCGGTGGCCTGGTGCAGATCATCCACGGCAGCCAGGCTCGCGGAGCCGCCCGACAACAGCTTGAGCGCGCCCAGGGCCTCGATCTTCTTGATACCACCCACCGACTCGGTTGAATGGTCGTCCACCGTCGTGGTGTGTTTCTGGAAGCGCTCAGTGTTGCCCATGGCCTCCACTTCCCGCTCAATCGCCTTGTCCTGGATCTTGCCGTCCGTCTGGCGCAGCCAATTACCATCCGCGTCGACGCGCTGCTGGCAGGCCTCGCTGTGTTGCCACACCTGATCGCCTTTCGGCACCCGGGGCATGCTCAGGCCGTGGGGCAGGATGGTTTGGATATACGGTTTGTGCGGCAGGCCGTAGGCGAAGCACACCACCACGGTGGTGCCCTCTCCAGGAAAGCCATAGATCCCCATTTCCTCGCCGCCGGTGGGCAGCGGCAGCGGTACGCCAGTCAGTTGGGGCAGGTTCGGATCGGGCTCGCCGTTCGGGCCCAGGACTTCGATATCCACCGCGTAGCGCGGCCGGAAGTCGTCGCAGATGCCGGCACCGGTGGGGGCATCGGCTACGGCCACCACCCGGGCAAAGCGTGGCAGGTGGTAGCCACCGGTCAGTTCAGGGAATTGTCGTTCTACACTACGGCGGATTGCGTCGTCCATCGGATGGCCATCTGGTTGTCAGCAAGGGCCACGCTGGTGATCCGCTCGCCGTGATTGATTGCTGCACCTGGCCGCAACCCTGGAAGGGCCGCGACCATGGCGCTCTGATTGCCCTGGAAGCCGTCGAACAGCTCCACCGGCAGTTGCAGCGGTGCCCGGGCGCCAAAGAAGCTGTCGGCCCAGCTGCCCACGAACACTTCCCCGTCACCCTGCTGTTGCCAGAGGAAGTCAGGGATGTTGAACACCCGCGCCAGGCTGTCCATTGCTTGATAGCCGGCTGCCAGGCTGTAGAAGTAAGGCACCTTGACCCCGGCGTAAGGTTGATCCGGCACGCGAAAGCGCAGGCCGGTGTGCTGGCTGATCTCGCTCAGGACGCCGCGCAGGTCGACGTGACGCAAGTTCAGCGGCAGCGGGTTGGCCAGGATCGCGGCCAGCTCCCGGCAGAACAGGACTTGCTGGACATCGTTGGCCGCCGTGCAGCGCTCGACGTAGCCAATGAAGTGGCGCTGCAGCGTACCTTCGTTGTAACCGATGTCCAGCGTCACCAGGCCTTTTAAAGTGGTCGACGCCTGAACCGTAAAAGTCGCCCGGCCGGGGCTGCGGGTGTCCAGCCGGACTTCATCCTTGACCAGGACATACGGCACGCCGGCGATCATGAGAATCTTATGCAGCTTCATGATTTGGGCGCCAGGAAGTCATCGAGCTTTTTCAGGGTCTTTTCAAAGCCGGTCAGTTCCTCCGGGCCTTTCGAGCCATCCACCGCGCCACCAGGCCCGCCCTGGGCGTTGACCTTGTTCCCGGGGCGCCGGCTTTCGACTTTCTCCGGGTTGGACAGCTTTTCGGTCAGCGTGAACTGGACCAGCCAAGCCCGCAGCGAGTCATCCTCGCGAGCGCTCACGCCCTCGGAGAACTGCACCTGGCGCATGCCAAAGGCGGCAGCGGTATCGTTGACCACCCGATAGGTCTTCAGCCGGCCACCGCCGGCGGTGGACTCGGCCAGGCGCATCAGATCGCGCAACTGCGCCTGATCGACAAAGGGGATCATCAGCGAGACGGTCAAGGTCTTGGGCTTGAACCCCTTGTGGGCCTTTTCGGTGTTACTGGTTTGGCCGGACAGATCCTCACTTTCGATACGCAGGTTGGCCGTGACCTTGAGGTTCTTGCCGCGCACCTGTTCGCCATCAAGTAACAGAGTCATAGGCCGACCAGCTCCTGGATAAAACTGAGTCCCTGCTTCGACCCAACTAGCAGCGCGCCGGCGCACAGCACCCATTCGTGCCCTGGGGCCTCGCCTTCCAGCAGCTTGTGTCGCAGCTCTGCGGCAACACCAGGGCCGATCAGCCGGGCGCGCAGGGTGCTGTCGGCATTGCCGCCGGCGAGCAACGCTTGCAGATCCGTCAACTGCTGGTCCCGGTCCTTCTGCTGTGCGGCCTTACGGCTCGCGAGTGCGGCCAGATCGCCCAGGGGCGAGCTGTCGGCCGCGTAGCTCTCCAACACCGCCAGTTGGCCGGACATGGATTGCTTGGCCGCCTTGAGTACCGTGCAGCGTTCCAGGGGTAGAGCGTCCCAGCGCGGCAGCGTGCCGGCACCGGGGATCTCCCACTTTTCCGTTTCCAGCGTCGACAGGTGCCGCGCACGGCGTTCGGCGCGCACCAGGTCAGGCATCGGCAGCAACGCATTGAAGCGCGCCAGGCTCGCAGCCAGTTGATCCACGCGAGTAGCCAGGAACATCAGGCACAGCGCGTACTGGGGGCCGTCAGGACGGCCCGTGTCGCTAACATCCACCAGTTTGCCGGCCAGCTGCTGCAGGAGGTTCGGCGCCGACAGGAAGCGCTGGTTGCCAGCCCCCTGACCGATGCCGCTCTGGAAGGGTGTCACCACCAGGCAGGCCGGGGCCTCACCCATCTGTTCGGCCAGCGCCGCCCGCCCGCGGTCGATCGCGCCCTGGGCAGCGGCGGCGACCGGCCCCGGGTTGGTGGTGGCCATGTCCGTCAAGCCGACCAAGCGCTCGGCGGTGCTGGTCAGCTCCCCACCAGCCAGATCCTTAGCCGCTGACAGCTCGCCCATCCACTGGGTGGCCTGCTCTGGCCAGCGCATGGTCACAGGTGCCCAAATCATACCGGCGGCGTCCATTGAATGGCCCTCATGACCTTGAGCTTCTTGTCCTTTAGGGCCGTCGCCAATTCCTGCTTGAACGTATCTGCCTGCTGCAAAGCAGCCTGCTTGAAGCGCACCAGGTCCTGACCCACCAGGTGCAACTGGGCAGCAGTGTGCGGTCGAAAGGCTTTGACCTGGTTGAGGTCGAAACAGGCGTAACTGGCGTCCAGGCCACTGAGCACCATGCCCGTCAGATTGATCTGATCATCCATCTGGCTGCTGTAGCGGTAGGGCTCGCCCAGGGCGCTGGAGATGAACCCGCCTTCAATGTAGCGGCTGCACGCGCTGCCGATGGCTTCCAGCTTCTGGTCGTACAAGACCGCCAGAATGGCCCCGATATCGTCCACCCACTCGCCGTTCTTCCATACCTGGTCAGGCCCAGGCTTTTTCATCGTGTACCCACTGGGGATCGGTCCCACACCGTTGATGGTCATCGGCTCGCTGGTGGTGATGCTGTAAACGACAAGCCCGTTGTAGTAGTCAACCAGCACCCACTTTCCGTTGCTCCAGCAGGCAGCTTTGTCGGTGGGAATTGCCGGCGGTGGTGTTTCCACGCAGCCGCCAGGAATAAGGAGAACACCTGGCTCCAGCGGTGACTCTTCGGCCACGGCCGTACCGACGTAGAGACCCAGTTGATTGGTTTGATAGACCGTCTTTGTGCTCATGTTGGACCTCAATATTTGATGCAATACATCATCGCGATGTTGTTCGGACGTGGATCACTGCCGCCCGAAGCGTCCACGGTAATGTTGTGTCTGTGGGCGCCTGCAGTGCTGCTGCTTTGTCCCAGGTTGGGCTGAACCGAATAGTGGCCAGCACCGGTGGAGGTGGAGAGGTTGATTGAGAGCGGCCAGATTCCGTGGGCGTGATCGCCTTGCACGTCGCTGCTCGCCGTGTGGGTATGCGCGGCGTTCTGCCCCATCTGACGAACACCAATTGCCCGATGGGGGTCCAGGCCTCTCCCGTCATCCCAACCACGGATAAAGTCACCGCGAAGGTCTGGCAGATTGAACGTACTGACGCCGTCACCTACCCCGTAGTAGGTTCCCAGGTAGGCAAAGAGGTTGGCGTAGGCCGTCCGGGACACTGCCGCGCCGTTGGCTTTCAGATAGCCTGCTGGTACTGCAGCCATAGCGAAGGCAACGATAGCGCCGACCGGAACGATGGTGGTCGGGTTGAGGTTGCCTGAGTGGAAAAGCGGTTGCCCGTTCCAACACAACTCCCCTACAGCGGACATGGCCAGATCGCCGGCGACCACAAATCCCCAGTGAAAGGCGATTCGCGGGGCATAGGTGAAGGCGCTTTGTGCAGCACCGACCAATTGTGCCTCACGAATCTCCAGGGCACCGTCGGTGTAAATTGTCCCTACGGTAGGTGCATACAACTGTGGGCGTTTGTCGGTCAGCCCTAGGGGCAAAGCGTTGGTGATGCCATACCCTTGCAGGGTCGTGGGCTTCCCCGTGGTGATTTTGGAATAGTCCAGAGCGGGAATATCCCCAGCGACCAAGCTGGCCGCGCCGACGACAGTACCTTTGCTGCTGACCGTGACTTTCGTATAAGTGCCGGCCTGCACGCCACTGTCATTGAGCGTAAAAGCGATATCGGCATTCGCGGTGCCATCAAAAGACGCGCTCCCGGTGCCTGCACCGCTGATCGACAAGGTGCGGGCGTTCAGCAGTTGTTTTGCCTTCCCCGCAGCGGTCGTGCCATCCAACAGCTTGTCGATCGCGCCCTGCAGCACCTTGCGCACGCGGCTGACCGCCTTGGTGCTGGCCAGGACCTGACTACTGTCGGTGCTGTCGTCATCGCTGACGGCGTTCGGCAGGTTACCTAGGCCTACGTCTCCCTTGGTGGTCGACCGGGCGCGCAACTGAGGATAGTCACCGTTACGGGCTGCCAGATGCTGCAGCAGCGGCTCGGTAATGTATTCAGAGGGCCGGCGGTCTATGACAGCCGATGTCGTCAGATCCGCCAGGGCGATGCAGTAATGGGCGGCACCGGTGCCGTCCTGGTAGTCGGCCTTGTCGGCACCAAAGACCACGCTCCAACGTGCGACCACATCATTCAGTTGGTGCTCCAGAACGACATCGAGCCAGACAGTGGTGGGTAACGCAGGAGGACTGATCACCTGCACCTGGTTGCTGCTGACACGCACCCCTTCGACATAGGCTAGCCCCGGTTTAACCCGGTAGGTGTTGCCCAGCTGTTCTACCTCCAGTGCGGTCGTCAGGAAGCAGGCCCGACCGAAGATATCCCGATTGCTCAGGCGCTCGCGCTCGTCGATGCCTTTCAGCCGCACGGTGAAGTCGTGCTGCCAGGTACTGGCGTCGATTGTGATCCCGGTCAGGGACTGGGCGCCGTCGAACACCACCATGAAGTTGCGGGTCACGTTGTTGCCCAGCTGCTGCGGCGGGATGTTCTTGCGCTTCTGTTGGAGCGGCACATAAGCCACGGCCAGCAACACGTTTTCGGCGGTTTCAAGACCGATCCAGTTCCAATCGAAGTCGCCGATGTTGCTCCCAAGCATCAGGCTGTAAACCACCTGGTTGGGATTGACGAAGCCACGCTGGGTCACGTCGTAAGTGCCGACCAGTTGCGACACCGGCGGTTTGCCTGCGGTACGGTCCACGGGACTGTCCGGATTTAGGCCGGGGACATTGGCCAAAATAAAGCGGCTCACGACCATGCGTTGTTGCATGCCCTGTTTCTGGGCGATCAGGCTCTCACCTGCAAGGGTAATACTGGCTCCCATGAGGGCTCCTACAGACTGGCGATCAGTGTTTGCTGGTCGTCGTTGAAGTCCACCGCGACGACGCGCAGCGATATAGGGGTAACGGTCACGAAGTCATAGCGCCGACAGGTACGGCCGTATTGCTGGATCAACACCCGCAACAGTTCGGGGTTCTCCGACAGTTGGGAGTCGGACAGGCGAAGCAACACCACATCCCAGTCCCGATTGGGCATACGCTCATCAATCTCGACATAGCCGACGCCCAGGCGCTGCAGGATGCGTTTTAGGCCGGCGGTGCTGCCGGCATCGACCGCGTTGATGAACGCAAACTTGACCCGCAAGCGATACAGACTCTCGGGCTCATCCTTGAACCGGCTGATATCGCGCTGCCAAGCCAGTAGATCGAGCACCGTTACGTGACAGGTTTCTGCATCCATCTGCTGCAGCGGCCAGGTCAGCCAGCCTTCGACTTTCTCCCACCAGGACTGGCAGGCGGCTTTCAACTTGGTCAACTGCGGCCCATCCAGCCAGAACGGCAAATTGAGCTTGATCATGGCAACACCACCTGCAGGCTGCTGATCCTGGGAATGGTCAGCTCCGACACAATGTCGGCATTGTCGAAGTGCAGCGACTCGATGCCGGCGAACTGCTGGTGCAACTCCTCCCCCAGGCGGCTGAAGGAGAAGCGCGACTGTGGGTAGGTCAGGCTTGGCTTGTAATCCCCGGCAGTGCTCTCGCGGAAGGCCGTGCGGATGAACAGGGCCACGTCTGAACGCAGCGCCTCGCGCTTTTCTGCGGTCAGAATCGAGCGCGGCCAGACGGTGACACGCAGTTCATGCAGCGTGTGTGGCATGACCAGGACCAGCAGGTCATCGCCATGGCCATGGTTGCCCTGGTCACGGATATGCGCGTTGATCTCGGCCAGATAGGTCGCCGCCGGCGCGTCGGCGTCAAACAGCACATAGGCATTGGCACTGCCCGGGCCACGCGGGGCCCCATGCAGGAAGTACACACCGTCCGGCCGCACGCCCGGGAAGGCGGCGATCATGCCCCGGTAGACGGCATCGGTATGCCACTGGTTGACCGCCGAAAATTGGTTGCGCACGCGCAAACGCAGCTGATCGTCGGGCTCAGGATCTGCACCAGGTGCAATCAACCAGCCGTCATCGTTGACCACCTGGGCAATCCCAGGTACGGGCACCGGCAAAATCGCGTAGTACCCCGGGGCCAGATTGAAGCCGCTACCCTCCTCGATCGCCTCGACGGGGATCTCCAACTGCAGCTGTCCGTCCGCAAAGGTGGCGGCCATGCTGGTCAACAGCTGGTAGGTGCGGCCGTTGATTGCGGCAGACTGCACGATAATGCCGGCAGGCAGCACCAGGACACCGGCGGTAGCCGTCCGGGTGAACAGCAACGCACCTTTGGCCTTGGTCGCCCCTTTGCGCTCGACGTTCACCGCCCAGGCCAGCATGTCCAACCACTTTTTACTGGCGGTCTTGACGAAGAAGTTGGGCAGAATCGTGTCGCTGACAAAGCCCAGCAACCACATGACCGGCTTGGTCACCAACGCGGTGACCACCCGCCAGAACGGCGAATAGGCGCTGGTGTTGCTCAGTTTGCTGCCCTGGGCCGCCACTTCCAGCTCCCAGGCCTTGCGCAGTGCATCCTCGGTGGTGGGAATGCCGGAATCAGCCAGCGCCTGCTTAAAATCCACAGTGCTCACAGAACCACCTCGATATCGCCGAACTTCAAGGTTTTCGCCGTGACTAGGTATTGCCCGGGCGCGGTCTGGCGAATCAAGGCGGTGCCGGGCACCAGGCGCTCGTCGGCCTCCACCAGCAGCTCCAGTTGCTGAATGCAGTCACGCTGACGCAATGAGCTGCGCTCAGCGACCAGTGTCACCAGCAGCCCGCTTTCACGGATCATGTGCGCGATGTCCTGGGCGATGCTGGCCCGGTCCTCGATCAGCAGCGGCTGACGGGACGGGTCCAGCACCAGGTCGTTGTCGACGATCAACAGATCGATGTACTCGCTCATCCCCCCACCGCCATGCTCATCATGTTTTCCAGCTCCAGGGGGCTCATGGGCTTGGCGGTGTGAATGTTCAGGTTCTCCACATGGGTGCCCTTGTTTTGGGTTTGGTTATTGTTCTGAATGCTGCTCAGCAGCCCGCCCCGGGGCACGGCGTTGGGCCGCTCGGGTGAAAGGTTGGTAATCGAACGATTGACGCGCTGCTGCGTTTGCTCAGCCTGTTCGATAGGTGTCGGGGCCATGACCAACGCCGGCGGTTGCAGCGGGACTTCCAGGGCCTTGGGCGGTGTCATGACAGGCGCGGGAGCCAGTGGCGTAGCAGCCATCATCAGCGAGGGCTGCACACTCATCAGTTGCTGGGTGCTGACCAGGGCTGGCACCTGTGGGGTGTCCACCTTTGGCGCGGCGATGTTAGGCAGCTCCGGCGTCTGGGGCAGGTCGCTGAAAATCGCATCGATCTGGACGCCCGGGATCTTGTTCATCATCTCGACCAGGCCGTTGATAGCCCGCTTGAAGATGTTGACGATACCGTCCCAGGCAGCCTGGGCCATGCCCGTCCAGCCGTCCATTGAACTGAACCAGTCGCTCAGCTTCTGGAATTGCTCGCTGACCCACTTGAACG